TGCATCAGCTCTCCCAGTTCAGTCAACTGAGCATCGCTCAAAGTCACTTGCCCAAGCAGCAACCAAATGGCGCTCTGCATCGCATCTTGGTTCTCGCGGTAGTTCATGCAGTCTTGGATTGCAGAGACAAACACCGCCAAGGCACGCGCTAGTTCTGCCGTTGCAGGTGCGGCCAGCACGGCTTGATACACATTACTGCCGAGCAACGAAAGATAAAAGCCCTGATAATCCAGCGGTGGTGGTGGCAGTACAGCGACCTCCCAGGTCCATTGCCATTCACCGGCAGCAAGATCAACTGCGCGAATCTCACGGAGGAAGTGAGTGCTCTTGTCGTAATCGGGACGTTCTTGCCGAACAACACGCAGCACTCGGTAGCGCGGATCCAGCTCTTGCACGGGCTCGTCATCAGCCCGTGGATAGTCGAGAACCTTACCGGTCTCGGAATCAAAGAGGACGAGATTCTTCATTGGCTCAGCTCCTGGTGACGTAGAGGGTCACCTTCAGGCCAGCTCCGGCGACCGTAGAGCCAATCTGATCAATGTCGATGCTGATCACCGCGCCTGATGCCAGCGCCGAGTCGCTGATCACTGCAGGTGTCGCAGCCGTTGAACTGCTGGTTTCACCTACGTCAATCGAAAGCTTGGTGCTCAAGAGTGTGGTACCAGCCTCGTTGATGTCCACCACCAGTGTGCTGCCGGTGGGGGCGGTGTTCACGTCGGCTTTCACCGCAGTCAGTGTGCCGGCGTAGGGCATCGTGAAACGAGCCTTGTCGGTGCCGGCCGTCAGATTCGATGTTTCATTGCTACAGGCGACGATGAACACATCGCTAACAGTTAGTGCTTTCCAAGAGGCGTCGTAGTCAGTGCCACTATTTTTGAGCAGGGCTTGTCCAGTAGTGCCACCACTTGGGACAAAACGATTGTCGTCACCAGCGGCAACAGTGCCGGACGTTGTGCCAACATTGAGAAGCGCAGCTCCGCCTAAGCTGCTTTCCAGCGCATAGTTTGGATGGGGGTCTGCAGCGGCTTCGTGAGTAGAAATGCCGCTAGCCGCCGTCCCCGCAGGATCCGCCCCTACATCCCCAGCATTGGGCATTGCGTGAATGTGATCCTCACGGGCATAATCTGCGCTGATGCCAATTGCCGCAACGCCCAATGGCTGAGGCGTGGCGTCAGCTCCAGAAGGAATGACAGGCGTGCCAGTGAGATCGCCGTACGCTCCAGTGGAAGCAACGGCGGCAAGACCTAGGGTTGTGCGCTGCGCTGCTGCATCCGCATCATCAAGCAACGCCTTGCCTGCAGTGGTAATGTCGCCGCCTAGCTTGCTGGTATCGACTACGCCCGCATCAATTGTCCAAGTGGCACCGCTCGCCGAAACTGTAATGTCTCCTTTGTCTCCATCGGTGATGCCAGCACCACTTGACGGAGGCGCCGCCCAAGTTCCATCAGCGCGGAGGAAATTGGTGGTGCCGCCGCCACTAAGAGGCGCTAGACCTGCCGTCGTGCTAGTGAATAGCGGCAGCGTGACACCAGACCCTGTTGAACTCTCAATAAGACGAGACGATGGGGTGTAACTGAGATTGGTTGTAAATCGGCTGTCATCTCCCGCCGCCACAGTCCCTGCCGTGGCGCCTACGTTCAGCGTGGCGCTATTCCCCAGCTCAAGACTTGTGCGGCCAGAGGCTGCATTTAGGCCAGTCGCTCCACCGTCCCAATACAGCCTTTCAGAATATGCCGTGTCCCAATCAGCTTGACTGGCAGTTGTCGGCAGCGAATAGCCAGAAGCGAAAACAACTGTAATGTCACCAGCGCTTGTAATGGGGGAATTGCTAACGGCAAATCCCGATGGAACAATAAGGCCTACGCTTGTGACTGTGCCTGTGCCGCTGCTTGAAACTGTGAGCTGGCTGCCGACAATACTGAGGCCCTCGCCAAGCGTGAGGCTTTCCAAGGCACCAGTGCCACTTGCTCGACCAGCGACAATGGGGCCAGTGAAAGTGGGAGTGTTGGAAAGATCAGCGTATGAGCCAGTGGTGGCAACAGTGGCAAGGCTTGTCTCTAGTGCATACCCTGGATGAGGATCAGCGGCAGCTTCATGCGCTGAAATGCCACTTGCGGAAGTGCCAACAGGGTCAGCTCCCACGTCTCCTGCGGACGGCATGGCGTGAATGTGGTCTTCCCTGGCATAGTCCGTGCTAATGCCAATGGAGGCAGCGCCAAGATTCTGAGGAAGAGCGTCTGCAGCGGCGGGAATAACAGGCTTGCCCGTAAGGTCGCTATAAGCTCCAGTGGTGGCAACCGTAGCAAGACTGCTCTCAAGAGCGTAATTTGGGTGGGGGTCTGCCGCAGCAACATGCACACTCAACGCATCGCCAGCAGCAACAGTGCCTGCTGTGGTGCCGACGTTCAATGTGGCGCTATTGCCAAGACCAAGGCTTGCTCGACCAGTGATTGCGTTGAGGCCAGTTGCTCCACCATCCCAATACAAGCGCTCTGAATAAGCAGTGTCCCAATTTGACTGACTGGTAGTGGTAGGCAGGCTATAACCAGCAGCAAAGCTCAGCGTAATACTGCCAGAGCTTGTCACTGGCGATCCAGCCACGGCAAAGCCAGAAGGAGCCACAAAGCCAACGCTGGTAACGCCACCAGTGCCGCCTGAGGCAGTGGCCGACAACACGCCACCAGAAATGCTCAGTCCAGTGCCAAGCGTTAGCCCTTGCAAAGCGCCAGTTCCTGATTCTCGTCCTGCAACAACGGGACCAGTGAACGACGGGAGATCGGCAAGCTCGTTGTAACTTACAGCTCCATTGTTGACCGTCCAAACAGTGCCGCCACTGGCCACTGTAATATCGCCCTTATTGCCATCGCTAACGCCACTGCTTAGCCCAATGTCGTCAACGTTAATCGTCTTGGTTGAACTTTCAATTTGATCAACCTTAATCTTTCCAAATGCCATCAGAGTACCACCCAATTTGCATTGGCCGGCACGGTTACTGTGTAACCGGCAGCTACTGCTACGTCACCAACAGACATGCCATTGTACCCGCTGCTTAGAACTATATTAGCGCTAATTGTTTGTTGTGTTTCGAGAATTGGTCCAGAAGATCCCCCTCCGCCTCCCGCTGGCCCAGGTGGGCCTTGAGGCCCTGGCGCACTCAATTGAACGATGGAAGGAGGAAGTTGGTTAATTGCGACAAAAGGCTCTTGCGGCCTTGTCACCTCCACTACGTTGCAGCACACTGTCATAGCCCTCTCCCAGTGAGACCAAGATCAACAAAGGCATTGCCTTGAAGAAGATAGTTCTTATTGCCGCTTGGCTCAGTGACCATCACATCGTATTGTCCTTGCTCCGTGATGCCGCTTGTTACATTGCTCGCTAACGAAAGCAAGAAAACACCACTGGTTTGATCCGTCCACGAAGACGCAAAATTAGCAAGTTTGGCAGTGCCAAGCCTATTCCATAATTGCGCCTCCACCGTATATCCGCTCATATTGATGGGCACGCCTGACGGATTTTTGTAGGCCACTTGCATCTGGAAAGTGGCCCCTTGATGGATGGTTATGTCGTAACTACCAGGCGCGACCATAATAGCCCTTTTTCTTTATTGTAATGCTAGCCAAATCACAGTGTTTCAATCCAGCCAAGCATGCCAGTGGCCTTGGCGTTGCCAGAGCTTGTAACTGTCAAGAATAGCTCATCACTGGCTCCGCTATTGTTCACGCCAAGAGAGAGGCTAAGCCCGTCCTGCACGTTAATTGCTACTGACCCTGCGCTGTAATAAAGGCCTGCGTTTACCGTCGTTCCGCCAGAGACAATCGTGCCTGCAGTTGTCGTTTCTACATTCCCTCGTCCATTGCTACTAGCAGCCCAGGTGACGCCCGACGTGGTGGGGTTGCGACGCAAGCGCCATTGAATGGTTGTGCTATCTTCCGTGATCAAATCAACTTTCACGGGAATCACCACGTTGTCAGTGCGCCCGCTTGCCATGCGAATGCCGGCGACAATACGTTCACCACTGGTGTTAACGATCGCTCCAATGGAAGGAGAAATTGTATAAACTTCCCCGTACGGTTCATAGCCACCTTCACTAGCGACAGTGGAGCAAATTTGCTTCATTGTGGCGCCACTGGCGATTGCGGCTTCCGTGGTAATGCGATATGACAAGGGCAGAACTGCCGATGTCATATACACTTGCTCAATGTTGTTGGCATGGAGAAATTCGTGGCAATAATAGTATTCACCATCAAGAATAAACCCGCACCTCACGCGACCAGCACCAAGCCATTCAAGGTCAGTGGCGAAGATATTGGCTTTCGAGAAATCCAGCCATTCCGCCGTGTCCATATTCCATTGATCTTGGTTCACCACGTTTTCGGTGACGGTGCCAGAGTATTTGCCTCGTACGACAAATTGAAGCGTCGTTCCGCTGGCCCTAAGCATCACGCCATTGTTGTCATCAAAAAGTCCCACTTCCTGAGCGAGTCCTTCTTGAAGAGGAGCGCCAGCAAAGCTGGAGATAGCAAGAAGCGACTTGCCTGCTTGGTAAGGAAACCTCCTTCTCGTTCGTCTAAGAACAGTGTCGCCAGAAGCAGTGGTGACGCTCATAAACACTGAACTCTGGTTGACATTGTGCGTAGACGTGGCAGAACCTGCTATGGTCTCGTTCCATGAATCTGCCCGCTTGTCATAACGAAGCGTTGAATCAAACAAAGTGTATGGCTGACTTACGCGCTTTCTGGCAAAGGCATCTACTTCTCCGCTGTCAATGCCACGGCGCATAATTTGCCCGCGATAATCGGCAGCAATGGCGGTTTCAAATTGCTCTCCGCCTCTAACAATTTGCCCCATGGTAAAAGACGCTTTCTTGTATTCTATTGCCAAAAGAAAAGGGCCTTTCGGCCCTCTTGTTATTTGCCTTGTCCCTTGCGAAGCTTTCGCCCATGACTAGCTTTGCTATTTTGTCCATTGCCTTGGCGCGTCTTCTTACGCCGATTGCCTTCGTGAAGCTTTTGTCCGCTAATGCCGAGCTTTGATTTTGGTGCCATGGTAAAACAGGGGCTAATTAAATGCCAATTTCAAGCCAGGAATGCTTTTCTCCTGGCTTAATTTCTGGACGGCGTTGTGCTTTAATCTTCTTATCGTAGAAAAGAATGCCGAGCAAGCGCCAAATAAGAGCCCTAGCGAAATCGTTCCAAGCATATTTCCTGTCACTAGGACGCTCTTCAGTGCCATATGGCACCATCTTGACTTGACAGCGCCCAATCCAGCATGCCAGAGCAATTAAATGTGCCCTGTAAATGTGAAACAAATCAGTGACAACGTACAGCTTAGAGCAGCGAAGGCTTTTTAAAAGCTTGTAAGTGTGCGTGAAATTTGTCACTGTGTCCCATGCTTCATTGTTAACAATGATTCGCTGTCTATCAATGCCAGCTTCGTCGTAATATCCATAAAACGTGGAATCTTCAGACGATACGACAACAATGGCATCAGGCATTGATGCTGCTAATTCCGTGGCTTCGATAGCCCTTTTAGCATTGCCTCCAAGATGAAGGATGATTCGCATTAGCCTGCCTCAACAAAATAAGGCACGCCATTGATTTGCATGGGAACAAGCCTATCTGGCGTGATGCCACTTGCAAACACCACTCCTCCACTGTCAGAAAACCTTTGCACAGTCACGCCGCTTTGCATAGTCAGCGTGCTAGTGGACAATGAACAAGATAGGCCGGAAACAGAAAGAGAAAACAAGCTATCAGACGACCCGCTAAGCGTAACGCCACTTTGCACTAACTGTCCCGGCTGAATGTAGCCATAATTAGTCCATCCGCTGCTAATTGTGTCGCCACTGCGCGTCACATATAACGATGGAACAATGCCAGACAATGACGTGTTTAGCCCATCAATTTGCCCTTGATAGTTACCAGCGGAATTAGCAATGCGTTGAATGTCAACATTGCTAACTCCAGCGCTGGTATAAAGCCCCCTAATGCGATTGTAGTCTGCAGTGGCCAGGCCAAGATTAATTCTTGCCTGCTCTGCAGAAGGCAAATCAGAAAGATTATTCTTGCGGGCAAGTCCTCTTGGCATGGCAGTCTCCTTTAAGCAAACACGCGATAGGGGCTAGTGGGGCCAGAATTCAGAACAAATGCCTCCAATTCCTGGGGAAGGCTTTCTCCAATGTAGTTGGCGTGCCAGCCGTCCAGCACAGTCGGAGGAACCAGATCTTCGCCTGTTTCAGGGTCCCAGACGCCACCCTCAGTGATGGTGTCGATGGGGTCAAACGCCCAGCCGATGCCAGCTTGCTTGTAGTAGCCGGGGTTGTTGCCGATTGGTTCGACGTAGAGACCAGCGTCAGTCAGGCGGGACTGAGCAACGGTCTCGTCGGGGAACTTAAGGAAGTAGGTGATCATGGTCGTCAAAGAGTGAGTGCTTGAAGTGTGGCGTCAGGGAGACGCACTGGGTAGTAGGCGAGGCGGGAGATGGTGCCAGTTTCTATGTTTCCTCCAGTGGCACCCGCCATAATTCTGAGCTGATTAACTACTGGCACAGTTCCCAATGTATCGGCGGTGAGAGCAGTGCCTGATCTGGCATAGTTGAAGTTGTTAGTAGCGTATGCTCCTATAGCCGAGATGCGAGCCCCCTTGGTGTAGCCGCCTGCAGCCTGTTGAGCCTGAATAGACCCACCTGTTACCACATAAAAAGAATAGGACGAGTTGTCAGTAAACGAGGTAATCCTGTTGTTCGCAGACCCATCAGAAATTGTCCAAGCACAGCTATTGCTGACCGTAGAAGCTGCAATCGAGGTAAGCAGCGTCCCCTCACTCTGGTTATACCAGCTACTAAAGTTAGCCCCAGTAATCTGAGCAACATCAGCCGCTCGCGTCACAGTGGAGCCTGCGGTGGGGATGTAGGAGGTGTGGAAAGGTCCAGTCTCAACTTGCACGCCCCAAATATAAAAAGTTCCCGTCTCTTGTGCGTTGCGATCTACGTAAACGCGAACAGCCGTGCTCGTGGCGGGACTGGTAAAAGTATAGGAAAGCCTATGCCAACCATTAGGAAAAGTGGTTGTGCTATATGAAGGGCCGTCGTCAAAAAATACTGCATTTGTTGCATCATATAGCGATATTCTTGGGGCGGTTCTTCCTGATCCGGCTTTGTACCAGAAAGAAAACGTGTATTCCGTCGAAGACGCCACAGTAATTAATGCATAATTAAAACTTCCTGTTGCTTGTGTGTTAGTCCAGCTATAAGATGGATTTACTCCGTCTGGTGAAGTAATAGCAGAAAGAGTAATGGTTCCATTGCCCCTTCCCCATCCCGTGCCGTTCATGTTTACTGAATCCAGCACAAGATTGGTTCCCGCCGCTTCAATCAACAACCCAAGGCTCTCCCCCGTCACTGGGTCGTGATCGAAACGTGCTTGGTTAGCACTAGCAGTCCTCAGGACACCAGTGTTATCGAAGTAAGTGCCACTACTGGAGCGACTAAAAGTGATGCGTGGATCTAACTGCTTCGTTTGAGCAAAATTAAGATCTAAAGTTGGCCGAACAGAAGGATAGAGATTTTTGATTGTCATTAGTTTGCGCCTCCAACAATGGTGCCGTCAATGTTTCCTATCCATACCAAAGCAGTGCCAGTGCTTCCAGACAGGGTGATGCCGCTAGCCGAAGGCGCCCCCACTGGATTGCCCGCCGCCAAATTCACGCCAGCAAAGCCGCTTGTAGTAGTGGAAGCTTCAAAATAAACAGGCCGCGCAGTGGCATTTGTATTTCTCACATACACTTGCACTTCTTTGCCATTAGTCAAGTTTTGCACTTGCACCGTCACGCCAGTAGCAATGGAGGCAGTGTAATTGAAACGTTCGTATAAATCAGTGTCAATAATAATTGTTCCACTTGTAGCAGTGCTGCTTCCGCCGCGAACAAACGGATAGTTGAGAAAAGCTAGCTCTCCCAACATGCCAGCCAATGGCACTTCATTCGGCGCAGTGCCAATATCAACTTGCGTGACTACGGGATAGAAAACACCGCTGGCTACGCCACTTGCATTTTCGTAATATCCAGAAATCGTCGTGCGAGCAGAAGGAATGCCGCTAATAGTAGTTTCTGCGTAGCCAGAAAGGCCACTTGCGTAAGCTTTAATTTGAGTGCCTTTTGCAACAGTACCAGCAGTGATATTATCAAAACCAGTGATACCAAGAGAAGATGCGACAACGAAAAAGCCGCTAGCCGTTACCTTCTTATTGGGCGTAGAAGCGTCACTGACATCACGAATGACAAATTCATCATCAGGAGCAAGATTGCCGCCAATATCAGAAAGCTGAGAAATTTTCGTCATCGTCAATTAGGCGGTGATAGGAGTGCCATCTTCTAAGTCGATGGTCGCAAAATCTTCAAGCTGAAGAAATTGCGTACGCTCAGGATCATATATGCCATCATAGCGCCAAGCAAAGTATTCTTCCACTGTTCTCAATTCTTTGTCCGACAGCACGCGATTGAAAAGAGCAATGGAATAAATGTCTCCATTCAGCGGGCCACTGTTGCCTGGAGCTGCACCGATCAGGAAAGTATTACCTCCTGTGTAAGTGAAGCCAGTTGCTTTATATCCTTGCCTCACGCCGTTCTTCCTGACTTCCAAACCATGCGATGCGCTTGCCCTCACTGCAAAAGTAAATGTGCCGTTATTTTCCATGCCTGTGGGAAAATTGGTTTGCACTGTCGTTGTGAACACGCCCAAATCACCACGCCTTGCTCCATCGTTCCATCGACATGCAGAATTATTGAGCGTGCTAAAGATGTTGTAATTACTGTCAAGCACTCTTGCCTTGATTACCACTGTTGCGGCACTTGGGAAAAACGCCCCCAGATTACCCATGGAAAGGCTGTCATTACTTCCATCAAAACGAATGGCGGGCTTGCCGTTCATCACGTTGGTGGCGTATGCAGGGCGGTTTGCCGTGGTCGTCTGAGAAGCGACGGGACCATTACCTACGCCCTTCCATTCCTGAACGTTTCCAGAGCCATCCAACGTAACTGGACTGTATTCCGCATCAAACCATGCCACGCAGCCTTCCACGGCGGTTGGCGGAGGAAGAAACAATGGAATACGGCGAGCCGTCCATGAGGGCTGCTCTTGAACTGTTGCGAAATTCTTGTAACGTTCAAACAAGCTGCTCCATTGCAGCGTTGTACCTGTGTAGTTAATCCCGCTAGTTGTAATAGTCGCTGCCGTTACTGGGCCAAGCTTATATTCGCCGCCAGTAGCAAAATCGCCACTTGCAGTGGGAGAAAAATAAGACGATGTGGAAGGGCCAATAATCAGCCCGGCTTGTATTGTGTAGGGACGATCATTGTTGATGATGTCAGCAAAAATAGAGCCAGTGAATGTATCACCATTCTTGCTGGCTTTCGTAACCATCGCTGCCAGTTGACTACTGGCAAGCCCGCTTAGCGTGGCGATTTGACTCTCTAAACTGCTTCTAAGTCCAATGATGGCTTGATAATCACTTTGCGTGACGCCAGCAGCGCTTGTTCCAACAAGCAATGGAAGATCACGGCGATCAATTCCTAAATTGTCCCAGCAGGCGTTTCTATCTTCTACTTCCAGCAGGTTATTGCTAGCCCTAAAGCCATATTGTTGTGCCATTAGTTCTGTCCTGCCTTCATATACAATACAAAATCTTCAGTCTCAAAAGGCACGGCAAGCTCAGGAGATGCAAGCGTGCCGGCTATCATGGGCTCTGTGATGCGCCAGTTTGCTTGCGGCCTTAGCTCGCTAAATAGAAGAGATGTGGTGGCAGTGGAGCCAGAGAATGGAGAAGATGCAATGGAAAGAGCGTTCGTTCCATTGATTTGAGCCGAGATGCCGCTCAGCGTTAGGCCGGAAGAGAAGAAATAGTTGCCACTGCTAACAGGAGCAGTTTTAAGAAGGGCATTGTCTCTTAGAAACGTACCAGAAGACGTGGCCACAGAAGCGCTTGTGATGCGAGGCTGCGCAGCGCTTGTTAGGCCTTTGGTGAAGATAAAGTCGCGAGTGGACGTATTGCGTACGCCTTCAAGAGCAAGTATGTCAGCTCCTTTTACAACAACGTCACCGGTTGTAACGCCAGAAATTGTATATTCAATTCCATTGCCGAGATTGCTCCAAGCTCTTTCTCTGTCAACAACGTCACTTAAATTGTCTGCAGCAACAAGCCCAGGAAAGGTCATTATTGCTCCTCCCAGTTAAGCATGGCACTAGCAATGCCACTTCCAACTCTGGCAGTTGCCATAACGAACAAAGCTCCAGTGTTGAACGCGCTACCAGGCGGTCCCGTAATAAACATTTTATCAGGGCCAAATACATTGCTGAGATCGTAAGTTTTTGTTTCATCGGCGCCAATAAAATACGTCGCCACGCGATTAGAAGTGGGCATCACTTTTGTTCCTTGGCGATCAACAATAACAGCAGACAATGGATCGGCTAGTGCATCTTCAAACTTATGAGCAACGTAATCGGTGCCACCAGCGGCAGTGCTGCTCTGACTTATTCCACTAACGACAAACGTAGCAATTGCTTTTGTCGCCCCGCTCCCAACGGTGCTGATATTGCTGGTTTCAAAAATGGTCACATCGCTAACATTTGCCCCGTCCATCAGTTCGGCAACAACAGCAATTGGCCATGGACTGCCAGAAACAGTCACTGAATTACCGCCGACCGAAACAATGGAGGTAACGCCTGTAGCAACAGTAAAAGCAGTGTTTTCGTTGCATCCCAATGCAGAAGGATAGCGGGATTCTCCATTTGGCTGTCCATTCACTCCAAAAGCAAGTCTTGGGTAGGAACTTGCGAACCATGCCACTTCCTGTGTGCCATCGTACGTACCACTCGCCTGAGGCCAAAGCCCCAGCCTCCAATAGCCAGCATTGTCTCGCCTTAGTACATTGCCATTCACAATGCCGCTAGGGATCATCACGTCACCCACTGCCCAAGCATCTAGCCGCGACAGCGAAACAGAGGAAAGGGACGATGGAAGGGGACGGTCGGTTGTAATTGACGTGAGGCCAGAGCCAACAGCAGTGACATGTGTCATATAAACGCCAGTGCCGTTCACTTTCACTCGTCGCCCAGAAAGATAAGTGGTGCTGTCGCTGAGTTCTGCAGTGATATCGGGAAATTGCTGTCCCGATGGAAGGACAAAAGTGTTAGTGCCTACGACGCTGCCAGAGTAGACGGCGCTTGTCCCGCGTGAAATGGACGTACCTTCGCCATAGCCATATTGCACGCCAGCACAGCTATTGTCCCTAAATACAAGATCAAGACGAGCCGGAACAGAAGAATAAGCAGAAAGCGTTACGGGATAAACTGCTTTTTGGTTGCTGACGCCGTTAATCGTCCCTTTGATGTTTAGGCCGATCAAGCTTCTGCTATTGCTATCAATTGCTTTTGGCTGCTCAAGATTGGCCGAGCCTAAAATTACAGTGCCTTTGTCTCCACCATCAATGTAAACACTGCTGCCATAAAGATAGATGAAAGTAGGCTTGGTAGATCCGGCAACGCTGCGAGAAGAGACAAACATGCGCAAGTAAGCGCTACGCAAGCTTGGCTTTGTATTTAAGTTTTCAGCGACAATGTAATGCAGCTCCACCCACCGCGCCTCTCCATAGCCATCTGGCACATACGCCATAAACTTGGCTCCCACTGCGCCATACCAGCTAAATTCAATCTTGAACATTGTCACGCGAGACAAATCTAGGCTCCAGCCAGTTAATCCTGCGTTAGCAAAAAGCCCGTTCCCGCTCCACTCTTCCCTAGGAATCTTGAGAGTGGGCAAGCCTGGAGAAGTGCGAACAATATAAAGATCTGTGCCACGCTCTAGTTGAAAATAATATCCATCTCCATAGTCATTTGTACATCCCCATTGAATGACTTCCCCGTCAGTACCAGTCTCCGTAGACATGCGCACGCCCATGGTGAAACCAGTGACACGACCCGGCTGATAACGGAACGCTCTCTTGCTTGTCCAACTAGCGCTCATCACGCCATTTGTATAGCCTCCAGGGAATCGCCCGGAGTTGTCATCAAACAAATAAGTGAAACTTTCTGGGGGCGGATAGGAATAGGCTCTGATGGCACTTTCACTCGCAATGTGCCCCAAGTAGTTGCCATGAGCAATCCCATTGCTATCAAGCTGGTTTGTCCATTCCGCCGGATCGTAAGAATACGTATAACTCGCGCTTGAAGCCCATTCTTTTGTGTTAACGCCGTAAATGTTTACAGTATCAAACAAATTGAGCGCCACTTCGGAGCGAGGTATGCCAAGCAAGCTTGTATCTACTTCGCTTTGTTGCCCGTTGATAATGTCTACAACAACGGGATCGCCATCTTCGTTCGTGACGACAACAGGCGTTGTATTGCCTCTTGCTGCCAACACGACGGTTTCTTCCGTAACGCCAGTAAGCTGCTCCTGCGTATCGCCATCAACAAGCAACTGACCAGTAAAGAAATCAATTAGATCGCTATCTTCTTCAACGCTACCGGCGGGAGATGCGTCGTCTGGTAGTTGATAATAATTCTCAAGACCATCCTTGTACGAGCTTGTCATTAGCCCGCCTCCTTATACTTGCTCTTCCCAGGTTAGAGAAGCGCTCATGTTGACAGTGCCACTTGCCGCCACTGCGTAAACAAACAAAGTGTCTCCAGAAGCTGCAGTCAATGGATAGGAAAGATAGTCTTTGTTGTAGCCAAAATAAGGAGCCAGATCAATGTCAACGCCACCGGCTCCAACGAAGAAAGTGGCCACTGTCGTGCCGCCACTGACAGTATTAACGCCAGTGCTAGTGCTGTATTCAATGGGACTGAGTGTGCCTGCAGACGTATAAGAGGGCGTTGCAGAGACGCTTGTCGGATTCTTGATTAGCTTGACAGTTGCCCTGCCGTCAGTGCCAACGCCTAGTCGCGTCGGATACACTTGCATGCGATTGCGGATGGAATTGATGGTATTCTTGGTGCGCAGGGCAATTAGATTGGCGCCACTAGCCGTCACTGCCCTGTCTGCACTGTTGCTTTGTGACCTTGCAACAATAGTTCCTTTGTCACCGCCGTCAATGTAATAAGAGGCGCCATATTTGTAAACGGCATTCTCATTACCGCTGCTGCTCTTTTGAGCAAGGTACGAAATAGGAAGCGTAGGGTTGGCGAGGCTTGGGCTCGTCAGTTGGTTCGATGCACGAATATGGTGCATCCTCACCCATCGTGCTTCACCAGCAGTAGTCGCATCAGGAACATAAGCAAGGAAATGACCACCAACGGCGCCATACCAGCTATATTCCATCTTGAACATCGTCACTTTTGAAAAGTCGATGTCCCAAACGCTTTGTGCAGTAAGGATGTTGTCGTTTGCGTCTACAACTGCCGTGCCATTTCCATAGGAAACACTAGGAGCACTGCTGGTTCCGCCAATGCTGACGGTAAAACTGTTTTTGCCTGGCGTACGGTCTGCATAGTAACGAGTGCGATTTCCGCCGTCAAGACGATCATGGCTAAAGTATTTACGCGGCACGCGATATTCATACGTGTAGCGATAGTCGTTAGGGACGGTCAAGAAGCTCGCAGAGACAGAGGCAGTGCCGTCGCTTGAGGCGTTACCGCCGATATTGTTGCCAGCCCCTCGCAGACTTAGATCAAACAACGCGGCGTGAATGTAAGTGAGACCCGCACGAACGATCACCAAATCAGTGCCTGCTGTGCCGCGATCACCATCCGCCACGTTAGGCGTACGAATGCCTGTTTCGTTGCTTTCAAAGGCGCTGCTCCGCCTTACGCAATAAAGATTGGTTTCTTTGTCCCCAATGGAAGTCTGGCCGCCTCCTTGCACTTCAATGTAATAACCGTCTTTCTTGTCAAACGCACCAAACTTCTTGATGTCGCCATCGTCAGTGGTGGTGTTCATGCGCACGCCGAACGTGGCAGCGCTCACCCGGCCTGGCTGATAGCGGAAGAATCGCTTGCTGCTCAGGATTTCGTAGGCATTGGTTTGAGCCGTGCCAAGAGCAATCTTGGCCGCGCTTTCAGAAGCAATGTGGGTGACCGTACCAGCGCCTTCGCTTTGCCATTCGCTAGGACTTACGTCATACGTGGTCACGTCAGCAAAGATGCCAAGAGCCACTTCAGCACGAGGAATGCCCAGCAAGCTCAAGCTCACTTCACTGATCTGCTGGTTTTCCACCCTTACGGGCACAGCGTCTTGATCGCTAGCAATAACGACAGGCAGACTGTCTTCAGCGAGCTGTGGACCAGGAGGAATAGGAGCCGTCCTTCCTACCGTGACAACGGCTACGCCTTCTTTCAGTTCGTCTGCCATGGATCAAGAAAAACAATTGGAAAGCGTGGTGCTTACGACAACAGCACCAGTCACTACTGTGTCTTGCTTTAGTCTATAAACACTGCCGCCAATTGCGGCGTCTGTAGTCCCAGACAACGCAGGAATAGTGAAAGAATAAGGCGGAGCGTAAGAAATATTGGTGAGGCCGCTGTAGATGGTAGACGAGCTTCCGTCGTAGTTAATTGAAGACTGAGTGGTGCCACTAAATACAACGCGCTCAGAAGATCCAAGCGTATGATTTGTCTGCGAAATAAACGCCCCTGCCGTAACGCTCACGAGATCCGCAAGACGCTCTTCTCTTTCAATGCGTACGTCCCAAGATAAAAATGGCCTCGTTCCTGAAACGTAAGCAGTGGGGAAAAATACATTCTCCATCGACGTTGCCTGCGCCGCGTCCCACAGTGACGCCGTTTGAGCAGACGAAAGCCACAAGCGAATGCGACCAGCACTAAGCGGCTCCTGCTCCTCTACGTTCAAGCTCAACACTTGTTCCAGTGTGCCAGAAGCAGTGTTCTTCCAAACAGAAGCACAAACTACTACTTCGCTCAAATTAAAAGGCACGCCATCTTCGTCTTGCAAAAGCAAGCTGAAGCCATCAAAATAATCCCGACGCAAAAGATGAAGGTCAATGCGGGGAGCGATGGTAGTGGCAAGAAAAGCGCTGCTCATGCTGGCACTTCGCGATAGGAAGCAAACACTGTGTAAGTTGTAGTGCCACTAAGCACTGCGTTAATCTTTTCCCCAGAGGCGCTTTCAAACAGTCCCAAGTTGTTAGAAATGGAGATATTGCCGTTAGCTCCAATGTGAAAAGGAGGAGTTTTATCCGTCGAGGCTCCGCTTTGGAATTTAACAGTGCATCCCGAAGCCGCTGTGACAACCAAGCTCATAACGCGCAGCTTGGTGCTTGCCACTGCAGCAATAACATCCGCACTGCTAGAAGACGAAATGAATGCGCTCTTCAAATTACTGGTAAAGGCATCATTTTGCACCACGTATGGATCGGCGTTGGTGCCAGCGCCGGTGGCCTTTACGTAGGCAGCATTGCCGATGGCGTCAAGTCCGTAAAGATTGGCCATATCAAAGAATCAGGAAAAGAAAGCGTTGATTAGGAACAACTGTACCATCAGAAAAGCGCACATCTTGACTGGCGGTAAAGTCAAAGACCAACGGACTTGCTAGCACAACCGTGCTATAAGCATACGGAGAGCGCCTGCCATTGATGCCAATGGTAGCAATTCTAATTCTATACGATCCATTAGTGGTGTAAACGTCAGAGGGAAAACGAATGTAGCTTGTGCTTGTCGTGCCAATTCTTTTCCATTGATTATCTAGCACGTCCAAGTAATCCACTTCAAACGACGCAATGAAAGGATTGTTTTGCGGCGCATTCCAGCAAATGGCGGGATTGATTGCGTTAAGAACAGAATATGCCGAATACTGCGGATAGTCCCAGCGAGCTTCGTTGTAAGACATTAGGGCACCTCCAGAACAATGCCATCGCCCGTGATTGCCGGAACGACAGAAGGACCACCAATGGACGTGCGAATTTGTCCAAGTTCAGTGCTTTGATCTGCTAGATCAAACTTGGTCTCGTCATACAGAGCGCCAAGTATGGTCACAATCCCCTCGTCTTCCGTCACAGACACCACTCTAAATTTCCTAATGCCATCGCCATCCTCCTGCAGCACCCATGGAGCGCCAGCAATAGGAGCAGAAGGCAATGGAGAGGCCAATGCAAGTGTGCTGGTCTCTCCTGGCGCATTGGTCACGGTGCGTGTTTCCACTGCGCCATTTGACAGCATTACAGACGTTTGATACGTGCTTCCAGAAGCGATGGTAAATGGAGCATCAATGGTGAGCCCTGAAACAGTTGCTTCGATAACTCTTCCCCCATAGCGCTTGCCTCCTTTGGCGGGATCCGCAATGCCAATCACTTCTCCTGGCAGGACAAAGAATCCTTCAGTGGCAGTTTTGAACGTAACAATTTCAGTTTCAAGCTGATCACTCAACAGAGTCCAGCGACCAATACGCTGAGCCTGCCCTTGAGAAGTGGTGCCAAACGCCCTGATTTCCACTTCTTGGTAGCCATAGCGCTCTAGTCCTTCACGGTCCTCCACGTATTCAGTTTTTGCCTTGTATTGATCACTTGGATCGTTCCATGAAACAAGCGCCACTGTCTTACGAGCCTTACGCGCTGTGCCTTCGTAAGTGAATGGAGGCTGAGTGACATTGCCGCTGTCGTCAGTCTCTTGAATGACGTTGGCGGGCGAAAAAATCTTGCTAACAGTCTTTGGTTTGTCCTGAATCGCAACAATAGTTCCCTCCGCGAAATACAACATTCCACGAAACACTGCTGCCATGGAATTCAAAACATCGTACGCCTGTCCTCTGTCTGTGATGTAAGCATTGAACGTGAGACGAGGCTCTAGCCCTCCTTTCCCATCTGGCACCAGTTCGTCGCAGTATTGAGCGATGGGATAGAGGGAGTATTTATCCACTTGGCTTTCGGGGATAAACTGTCCTGCCCCATATCTTGTATTGGTCAACAAGTCATAAAACACCCACGCTGGATTGTTGCTCCATTCAGTCTTGAACGTGCCGTCCCAAATCCCAGAATAAGCGCGAGTGATTGGATTGTAATTGGATGGCACTTTAATCTTCACGCCAAGCATGTCCGCAGCAATTTGCGGGACGGAAGTGAAATTCTCAGCGCCAATCTTGATGCCAACTAGAGCCGTGTTTGGGTAGCGAAATGACTGAGAATTGATTCCAACAATCGCCTTGAAATAAAGATCGTCCGTCACCCTCGTAGTGGTCGAGTCAGGCGTAAGCCGCGTGAGGCTCACCACCCATGGCCCGCTGCCCTGAAGGGCATATTCGTATTCAAAGTCAACAGGCCCCCTGCTTTTGCCTTGAATTGTCTTGTTCTCATTTACAAATGTGCTTCCGCCAGTTGGCCTAATCTGCACATTGAATTGCACGCTGCCTCCTTTTACGTCTCCGGTTTCTTCGTCAATCCGAAATAGTGCTCCAATACCCACACGAATTCTGAGCTTAGTGAGCAGGCTATTTGTAGTGGTGCGAACGACGGTGCCTCCTGCACTTGTAAGCTTCACTCCAACCGACTGCTCCACTCTTACGTCGTCAAAACCTGGCATTGGGTCTTGATTTTGAGTGCCAGTTCTGTAGTCAACAACAATGGAATCCACTTGCCCAGTGGCGCTTGTCCTGTTGAGCGATGGAATGGAGGCGGCGATTTCTGGAACAAACCCTCCTTTGCCATTGGCTGCTGCAGAACTTCCAGTGAAGAATGAACTCACGCCAAAGTTGAAGCTGCCATCCTCGTTCTTGATTGGAGTGCCGTCTAGGTAGATGCGCTTCAGCGGGTCTGCGCCGTCCTCAAAGCCTGCTACTTCCCCTTCGGACAATACTGCTACGAAAGAGGCCTCAGAGCGGCTTCTAAGACTCTCTGCGTCTTCTTCTGGAGCGCGAGTGCTACCACCTCTTCCTTTGCCTCCTCCTTTGCCGCCTCCTCCTCCTCCGCCGGAGCCGTCAACGACAATCCGCCACCCATCTTCCCGCTCTTGAAAAGTTTCCATCACACGGGCACCTGTTCAGTGGTAATGGCGGAGGAAATAATCAATGGGGAACCAGCCCAAAATCTGCCGTACAAAACTGGCACGGGAGCGCCTTGTGAAGTGAGTTCAGCGGCCCTGTCAAACAGAAAGCTGTCTTTACGCTCGGAATCAGACGAAGAATTATCTAGCTGCACTGGAGGCGTTAGCAATGACGCCACGCCCGTCAAGATTAGGCTTGTGCCCAGCGAAAACAGAATGCCGCTGCCAAGTGCAAAGCCTTGCCCTGCCGTAAAGCCAGCAAAAGCTCCAGCGCCAAAGGGAACGAAAGACAATGCCACAAGCGCCACGCCAGCAAGAATCCTTCCCACTGTTCCACTGCCAGTTACAACTGGCGCAATAATCAAGCGCCTGCAAGGCATCAACACATTCTCGTATTGCATTCCTTCCCAATCGTCATCGACCAAGCGAAACGCTATGCCATTCTCGTGAGCAGTGACGAGATAATCCTTGAATCCCGCCAATTGATTAGACAGAGCAGAAATGATCTCCTTGGGCGAATTGGCAGCAAAGCGATATGATCGGCCAAAGCGACGCCCCATCTCTCCCAAGAGCTTCACTTCCACCATTGCCATTAGAAAAGCTCCTGATGACGCAAAATCTTAGTCGTACACTTTTGCCAATATCCGCCATAGACATTGGCTTCTGACAGTCTACCTAGCAAATGCTGATAAAATACATTTTGCGAAGGCGAATGCACCACTCCCACGTGATTTGGGAAGTTTGCTTGAAGCTGCATCAATAGCATGTCTCCTTTCTGAAGGCGTCCGTCAGAAATCTCGCGGAAGCCTTGGTCCGTGACGTTCTTTTCAAACATACGCCATTCAGGGCTCGTCCATTCAAACTCATCTCCCCTTTCGTAATCGCTTAAGACAATTCCAAACTCCTTAATGTAGTAGTCACGAAATAGCCCGTAGCAGTCGTATATCCCATAAATCCATGGACGACCAAGATATGGTGCATTGCCAGTGGGGTCCATTTCGTGCCAGCTATTGGTGCCAGTGCAATACATGACCCAAGGCAATCCAAGCTGCTTGCAAGATTTAATGTCGTGGCGACTGAACTGATTTTCCATGCCCAAATGAGAGTGGAAAATCGCCTCAATTCCGATTTTCTCTGCTTTTGCAAACGCTCGCGCATCAATCGCAAAACTTTCCAATGGATGAGGGTGAGCATTTTTGCACGGGAAAAACTTGCCTCCGGCAATGATGCCACATGCCTCCTCAGGCGCTTTGCTATGAGCGTAAGCAGCAAGCTCAGTTTTTAGATGGTGCCAAGTCATCGCGTAAGATTCGCCCCTGGAAAGCCTCCAAATGGTAGCGATGGAGATCCAGTGGGAGTTGATGGGAAACGGGCTTGACAACTGCTCACCCTCTTCCCGCAAACGTCTAGAGCCCACAATGGATCGTTCGCTGGCAACGCCGCAGTGGCGTTCGCCAAGTCATTCTTCGCCGTGGTGTAGTTGTTGAGCGCCGTAGTGAGAGCCGCTTCTGCAGCGGCTAATGCTGACGTGGCATTGCTGCATGCCGTAGCGCTAAGCCCCCATCGCTGAATGCTGTAAAAACTTTGGTTTTTGGTATTACCGGGGACTGCACCTTCGTTTCGCCCTTGCCTGTATTCGCTG